ACACGGTATTAACATTAGCACATTCAACATGGGCGCAGTAGTAGCAATAACTCCTACATTATTACAATGGGGTATTGCTTATGATGGTACAGCAGTATCTTTAGCGACAGCAGATGCAGCAGCAGCCAAAGCTCCAAGACGTGTACCTTTAGGTTGTCAATCACTTCCTGTTGGTTTAGCGGTTGGTGGTAGTGTCCCTGATTTGCGTGTTGATTTTAGACAACCTTTATCAGTCAATGCAGGAAACTACTTGCATGTAATTTTAAAGATACCTGTTGGAACAGCTACAGTTTCTCAAATTGTGCGTGGTGTTGTTACAATTAACGCTACTTGGGAATAACCTAGATCATCATCTATCAGAATATTTAAAGGTACAAGGGAGTGCCTTAGTAAGATTATTAAAACATATGAATAAACTCAATAGGAAAGTAAATGGCTGCTCAAACATTTGTATTAACACAAACCCCTACATTAATTGCAGATGGAAATAAAGCTGCTTACATTCAAGAAATCATTGGAAGTGGTACACGCTTCACTCAATCGGATACTTCTCCAAGCACTTTAACTACCCCTTATTGCACAATCGTTAAGAATGATCTATCAATCTCGGCAGGGTTTAAGTTGTGGGCTTGGTCTCCAACAGCAACAAACATTACTGTCACTGTTTTAACATCTGAATATTAAAAATATAAACAACAAAGAATAAGAAATATAACAAGGATAACATAATGATTTCAAATAGCGGTACTTCTACCCTTGGTTTGTATGATTTAAAACGGCAGATTGATACGTTTGGTGGCGTTGATTACTTTCGTCCAAATTTAGCTGGAGGTTATTTACTTAACGCTCGTGTAATGTTAGCCAATGGCGACATCGTAAAAAGCACCATTGATGGGAATACGAATAATCCGAATGTTGATATGACGGGGTGGATTTATGCAACATTGGTTGAAAATAGAATTTATGCGCCAGTTTTGGGTTCACCTGTTAAGTTTATGCTAAACCCATCAAAGTTCAGCTTGAGATATGGTTTGAGCGACCCATTACCACGTGACAACAACACCAATATGTTTCGTGGATTAACAAACAAAGACGCTTGGGCGGAGGAAAACATTGGTGCTGGATCAGTTGCATTTGGTCGCAATGGTGCATCAGTGGCATATTTAACAACCACATTTGGACATGACTGCATCACTTATGGTGTAGCATCAACAGCAGGTGGTGCAGGCTCAGGAACAGGTAATCCTGACGCTCCTACTGACGGTGCGAACTACGGTTATTGCTCTTTTGCTCACGGTAAAGACACCGCAGCAATCGGGCGTATATCAACAGCGTTTGGACAAGAATGTAAAGCATCTTCGATACGAAGCTATGCAAGCGGAATGCAGAGTGAAGCAGGTGCGGCACTAGCTTCACACCCAAATGGTGTTGCTTCAGATGGTGAAAGTGCTTGGGCACACGGTTATCGTGCGAAAGCTTACGGTGATTTTTCTTTTGCACTTGGGTCATTTGTCACAGCATATAATGGTGCACAAGTGATCGGTAGAGGTATTAACCTTGGTTCTCCGCTTGTAAACGCTTTGCCAGACTCATTAGCAGTCGGTATTGGTGTTGATGTACCTACAGTGATAATGACTAAAGGTGATGGCACTAATGGTGGTTTTGGTAAGCTTGGTTTGAATACACACAGCCCTAAAGAGCGTGTAGAGATTGTTCTTAAAGAAAACGATAAAGTTGCGTTAAGAACCGAGACTTCAACAACAGGTAAAGGTGTTGTTGATTTACAGGGCACAGCAAGTAATGAGAGTTCTTTAAGCATCTTCCGCATTGAATACAACAGCCCAAATGCTGGGTCTTCTTATGGCGTAACTAATCTATATCAAAATAATTTAAACTTTTTCACAGTGGATGAATTAGGTAAATCTACGTTTAAAAAGGATCTTACACTAGAGTCAGTGTTGCACTTATCTACGTATGTTGAGCTTGGCGGGCACAAAATATTAGGCGCACAACTAACTGAAATTTCAGACTTACCTCCAACATCAACCCTTTCTGATGTTATCAATAAGGTTAACACAATACTGGCCTCCTTGCGTGAATCGACAGGTCACGGTTTAATTGCTGGTTAACTAAATATCTTCTCTATCGGAGTAAATATGCCTTTTGAAAAAGGAAAATCAGGAAACCCTCATGGTCGTCCAACTGGCGAGAGCTTGGTTAATCCTAAGTCTCTTACTGGGACTGAATATCGTGAGAAAGAGTTTAAGCAAATTCTTAGACGATTAAAACCATTAAATAATAAAGCACTTAAAGTGTTTACAGATATGCTCGAAGATGAAAAGACAACTGAAGCTACTAAAGTTAAAGTTGCAGTATTCATTATGAAAACATATCAAGACATGATGGATGATTTATATAAACCTGTAAACGCTAGTGCTAAATCTGATGATGAAGATCAAGATGATAAACCACTAGCTCCAATCATTTCATTTAAAGTAGCAGAGGGGTAATACCCTCTGCAATATAAAGTAGGGAAGCAATGCAACAAGAAAGAGACGTAATTGCTCCTGCTAGTAAACCACAAGAGTTGTTCATTAACTCTGAGGCAGATATTACTATTGCCAGTGGTAGTGCTGGTAGTAGTAAATCATATTCTATTTTATTAAGATTTTTAAGATATATCAGTTGTCCTTATTCAAGAGGTGTAATCTTCCGTAGGACATCTACACAACTATTACAACAAGGTGGTCTTTGGGATGATGCTATTGCTTTATATAGCAGAGTTGATCCTAACTTAAAAATTAAAATTAAAGACCGTAAATTAATCTTCTCAACAGGAGCTTCATTGCAGTTTTCTCACTATGAGAACGAAGCAGCAAAAGAGAAGTTTAAAGGTCTACAAGCAGACTACATCGCATTCGATGAAGCAACAGAATTTACAGAAGAGATGATTACTTATCTCCGTTCTCGTAACCGTAACGCTGATGCTGAAAGGTATCATAAAGCTTCTTTATGTATGGCAACAAACCCTCACTGTGATTCATTCTTAAAAGATTGGGTATGGTGGTGGTTAGACCCTGAAACAGGCATTCCTGATCCTGATAAACGTGGTGTAACACGATACTTCGTTAAACAACGGGATGGTAGTTTAGATTGGTATGCTACACGAAAAGAAGCTGAAGCTGTTTATGGTTCAGAAGAAGATAGTGGTATCACTTCAATGTGTGTTATTGGTAGTACAGTTTACGATAACCCATACATCTCTAAAGCTTATATTGGTAAGTTAAAAGAACAATCTCGTGTTGAACAAGATAGGTTACTTTATGGTAGTTGGACAGCTCGTGAAGAAGGTACAGGTTACTTTAAACGTGCTTGGGTTAAGATTATTAAACACCCTCCTATACATGTAGTACAGAGAGTAAGAGCTTGGGATTTAGCAGCATCAGAACCAAGTGAAAAATACAGAGACCCCGATTATACAGCAGGGGTTCTTATGTCAAAAGATAAGAATAAAGTTTATACAGTAGAGCATGTAGTACGTTGCCGTAAGAAGTTCTTAGGTGTTGAGGAGTTAATCCTTAAAACAGCTCTTGCTGATGGTAGGGATGTAATTATTACATTACCACTAGATGCAGGTGCAGGTGGACAAAGCTATGCTAAAACAATTGAACTTCTAAAACAACAAAATGAAACAGAGAAACGTATTAGTGAAGTGAGTGAACGATATGAAAAACAACTTAACGACACTAAAACAGAAACTATCATTAAAGAAAAACTCCAACCTATTATCAACAACATTTCTGATTCTAGCGAGTGTTTTTCTGCTGAGTGGTTGTCAGTCCAAAACGAAACCATTAGATCAGCCAACAGCAATTCCAATTCCAGTAATTGATAAATCTCTACGAACAAAATGTTCAGAGATTAAAGAAATCCCTTCTAATAAATCTAAAGATATCGCTATCTGGATTAATGAAGAAGTGGTGCAACATAATAAATGTATCATCAAACAATCTGCTTTAGTGGATGCTGTTGATGAATTGTATAAGTAATTATACTGTACAAATAAACATACGTTTGTATAAATAACCAAGTTTCTGTATAATACGTTCCTTTCTTTTATTGATAGGAACTTTTTATGTCTATTGAAGCAATGTGTCTTTCTGTCGCCTTATGGTTTGAAGCTAGAGGTGAATCTAAGAAAGGTCAAGAAGCAGTAGCTCAAACAATTATTAACCGAAGTAAACATCCAAGTTACCCTAACAGTATTTGTGGTGTAATCAAACAGAAAGGTCAATTCTCTTTCTACAATAAGAACGTCTCTCTAAGCAAACCACCAAAGCTTTCTTACAAAGACGCTCAACATAAAGAACAATGGCAACAGATTAGAAAAGTTGCTTATGATTCTATTTCATGTACTACTCAAAATCACGTAGGTAATGCCTTATACTTTAACACTACTAAATTAGGTGTTAGGTTTAAGACAAATGTAAAACCTCGTAGAATTGATGGTCATGTATTTTATTAAGGATATTCAATATGGCTGAAGTTAAACGCTTGCCAATCACTACTGCTCAAATCAAAGCTAAGATGAACAGTAGCATGGAGTTAGCTATTAAAATGGCAGGGGATGCCTTAGAAGCAGTTTCTCAAGATTCAGAAGCTAAACCTACAACCAAATTTAAAATGGCTCAAGATTACATTGCTATGTTTATCTCTGTTGATAATCATATTATGAAAGAAGAGAATCATCGAGCTGAGAAGAAACTTAAAGCTCTTAATGAGCAAATTAAGCGTCACGATTTAAATGAGAAAGAGGGTGTTGGTTCAGATAACCAAGATGAATTTAAACCTGTAAATCAGAGTAAGTTTAATCCAAATATGGCAAGTTAATTAGGAGGAAGTATTGAAGGAAGACGTGTTATTTCAACCATCCTCCAAAAGACAAGAACAATTCATTAATTCAAAAGCCTTTATCACTGTATTTGGTGGGGCTGCAATGAGTGGCAAGACTTATCAAGGTTTGATGAGATTCTTGTGGTACGTTGATGACCCATTGTTCTCTGGTTATGTTGTTCGTAAGAATGCAACAGACTTTAAGAAAGGTGGTGGTGCTTTCGAGGAAGCTATCAGGATGTTTAAGGCATACGATAAAGGTATGCGATATACAAAACAACCTATGCAGATCACTTTCTCAAGCGGAGCAACAATCAACTTCATCGGTCTTGATGGTGAAGCTGGTATGGATTCCATTCAAGGTATTCAGGTTACTTGTGCAATGGTTGACGAGGCGACTCATTTAAGCGAGGAAGAAATTTCTTGGTTAATTACTCGACTTCGTGCTACATCAGACCACATTACACCTTGCATTTGGTTAACATGCAATCCAGACCCAGACAGCTTCTTGTGCGACTGGCTTTCCGACTATTACTTGTACCCTAGAGGTTCTTATGTTGATGGTGAGTTAGTTGAAGGTAGACCGATACCAGAAAGAAACGGTGACACCCGTTACTACCTAAGAATTGGTAGTAAGATGTTCTGGTCAAGTAGTTATGAAGAGCTATTTGAAGAGCATAAAGAGAAGTTTCCACTTGACATGGAAGGTAAGTCAACCTGTATTCCACAGTCGTTCGCATTCATTGGTGCAACTTGTTTAGACAATCCGCTAATGCTTAAGAAAAACCCTAACTACGTTGCTCAGTTAGCAAACTCACCTAGAATTAAAATGGAGAGATTGTTAAAAGGTAACTGGTATGCTAGGGAAGAAAACTCAGGTTACTTTAAGAGAGATTGGGTTGAGTTTGTAGATTCTATCCCTTGTAAAGTTAAACGCAGAGTTCGGTGTTGGGATATTGCAGCAACAAAACCATCTGAAACAAATACACACCCAGACTATACAGCATCAGTTATGATGTCTTATGGTGAAGATGGATACTATTATATCGAAGATGCTAGGCGAGATCGAATATCAATTCTAGATGTTGTTGATTGGGTTATTGACACTGGCATTGAAGATCAACAATATTGCAACTCGATTGTAAACACCTTTATACCTCAAGACCCTAACGCACAAGCTCGATGGGCTTCTCAGCAATGGGTGAATGAGTGTGCTAAGAAAGGTGTTGCTGTTAGATTATTAAAACACTCTCCACATAACTCTAAGCTTTCTCAATTTCTACCATTCTCAGCATTAGCTGAAACAGGATTAGTAAGGATTGTTAAAGGTGAGTGGAATGAATATTTCCTAGATGAACTTGAGGGTTTTGATGGGAAACGATCAACAGCTTACAAAAAAGACGATTAACATATAGGTCGTCTATAAACCTATTGAAAACGGTGAACCTCTGTAATAGAATTAATACAGAAAATACCGTGCGAAGTCTTTAGAAATAAAGAAACGTGTAACGACCATCCCTGATGAATGTAAGGGAGTAGGGATCAAGTGATTCCGAAGCGGTAGGCTACAGAATATTCTGTAGAAGATATGGTCTACTCTACATAGTGATATGTAGCAAACTTTAATATTAAATAAAGGAATCTTTATGTCAATTGGAAACAAATATTTAAATAACGCTGGACAAGAATTTGTGGTTTTAAAAGAGTTTCGTAGAAGACACGGAAAACAAGAACACAATAAATGGATTGTACAGTTCGTAGAAACAGGGACAACAAAAGAGGTTTACAGAGAGAATGCCACTTCTGGTAAAGTCAGAGACGAGTATGCTATTTCTGTTTACGGAAAAGGTTATCAGGGCGACTACAGCAAAGAAGAAAATCCTCATTGGAAGCAAGCTAAACAGCTTTGGAAGAATATGATGAAGCGTTGCTATAGCACAAAAGATAAGAAAGGCTACTACGGTTATGCAACCGTTTGTGATCGTTGGCATTGTTTCGCAAATTTCTTACACGATTTACCTAAATTGAAAAACTTTGATTTATGGTTAAACCCAATTGATGAAAAATATAATTTAGATAAAGACCTAATTGGTAACGGCTCTGTTTATAGTCCGATCAATTGTCAATTTATCACTGAACACGAAAACAAGAGTGCTGGGGCAAAAGCTACAGTAGATCAATATAAGCGTTCAGGTAATAAAGTTTGGCGATCACCTCACGAGTGATTGTTAATATAAAGCTAGTAGACTGCGTTTCTGCTTGTCAACAGAAATTAGCAACAAATAAAGAACTACCAAACTTTAATGGAGCATTACTAAGATTGTGATGCTCTTTTTATTAGAACAAGGAAAACTATAAGAAATGGCACAAAATTCTGAAGCAACGAATGATAAGAAAAGTGCCACTTATGGCGAAGTTAAATCAGAGATTGGTAACTTAGGTTTAAAGATTAATGGTGGTTTAGTAGTATCAGAAACACGAAAGGATTTACAATTCCCTTATTGTGTTGCTACATACGATCAAATGGAACAGAACATTGTTATTGCTTCTGCCCTATCCATTGTAAACGTAATTGCTTCTCGTACACCTTACTACTTTGAATCTTACGATGAAAGTGATAGACACAAGAAACGTAAAGACTTTGTAGAGCAAGTATTCAACGATATGGTTGATCAAACTCTTGATGAGTTTATTCGTGAAGCTATGTCTGTTAATAAATACGGATTCTCTATTCACGAAAAAGTATTCTACTTTAGACGTAAGAAGAATGGTAGTAAATACGATGATGGTAAGATTGGTATTAAACGCCTACCTATCCGTTCTCAAGGAAGTATTGCTAAGTGGAAGTTCGATGAAAAAGTAAGAACAGTGTTGGGATGTTATCAAAAGGAAATTGATTTAGTTGATCTTCAAAATGGATTGATTACATTAAAAACTACTTTTAGTGATGATACATTTATCCCTCGTGATCGTTTCTTATTGATTAGAGATAACGCTACGAATGGTAATCCAGAGGGTAAGTCAAAGTTATCCTACTGCTACAACCATTGGCGTAAACTACAAAACCTTTTAGAGACAGAAGAGATTGCTACTGTTAAAAACCTTAATGGTGTTCCAGTAGTTAAGATTCCATCTATCTATATGACTGAGACTGCTACAGATGAGCAGAAAATGACATATAAGGTAATGAAAGATGGTGTTACTAAACTAGGTATTGGTGAGCAACAATCTATTATCCTCCCATCAGATGTTGATGAGAATGGTAAACCTTACTTTGACTTTAGTATTGTTCAATCTTCTGCTTCAAATATCTCAGCTATCTCAAGTGTTGTTAAGACACGTTCAGATCAAATCTTGCAAGCATTATTTGCAGATGCTCTCATTATGGCTCAAGGCACATCATCGAGTGTAGCCAATAAGCGAGACATGTTGAGTATGGTTGTTGAGAGTTTGTTAGATAGTATCTTCGCTCAAGTGAATAAAGATTTAATTCCCGATCTATTTAGACGTAATGGATGGGATGATACGAAGACACCAAAACTTAAACGTGGTGATATCTTCAATATGGATTTTGCAGCATTCGCTAAAGCAATGCAACAACTTAAAGCAACTAAACTTATCGCTGTAACACCAGATAATATTAATTATATCGCTGAAGTTATGGGTCTTCCTTATCGTGTACCACATGATGCAACTAAAGAAGAATTAGATGAAATTCTTGGTGTTGAAGGTAATGAGGATGCAAGTAAATCGGGCGCTGGTTACTCAACTGACTCTGGCGGTCTCAATGGCACAGGAAATAGTGTCAGTGAAACAGACAACTCAGCAGATAATTTAGAAAATGCTTAATATGGAGAAATAATGGCTAGAGGACAAAATCTCTTAAGTAAGGTTTATAACAAGCCTCTACTTATTACACACACAGACTTGCAACCTATTGCAGACTACTTATCAAATCCTGAAAGGGCTGCTTCTTTAAGGTTCGACACTGTTGTTGAAAACACACCAAAACTTGCTGACTTTAATTCAGAAGATTTATATAGAAAAGCTGTTCTTCAATACTACGACATCAATCCAGACACTATGACAGGTGTTTTGAATGTTGATGGTGTTCTTGTTAACAAAGAAGGACAAATGAATGCTCAATGTGTTGAGTTGACAAGTTATCAAGGATTAAAGAAGCGTTTTGAAGCTCAAGTTAGTCAAGGGATGCGTTCTTGTGTTCTTATGATTTCAAGCGGGGGCGGAGAATGTTTTGGTGCTTGGTCTACTGCTAACTATATTAAGAAAGTAGCGAAAGAAAATAATATTAAATTAACAGCGTTTGCTAATGGTAGTGCTTGTAGTGCTGCTTATGTTTGGGCTGTTGTAGCTGACGAAATTGTTAGTCATCCACTAAGTTCTGTAGGCTCTATCGGAGTTCTTGTACAACTCTACAACGATAGTAAATACTTAGAAAATGTTGGTGTGACACGTTCGTTCGTTTATGCAGGCGGTAATAAAATTCCGTTTGATAAAAACGGTGACTTCACTGAAAAGTTCATCTCAGATTTACAGAAATCTGTTGACAATACTTACAGTAAATTTGTTCAACATGTTGTTAACAATCGAAACATGTCAAAGCAAGAAGTTATCGACACTCAAGCTTCTGTTTTTGATGTAGAGGAAGCTATAGAACTTGGTTTGATTGATAAAGTCATGGAACTAGAAGACTTCGAGATTGAATATGGTTTGAAAACAAAAACACAAGCTACAGGAAACGGTACGTTTTTACAAACAGAAGAACAACCTGTAGAAAACAAACAATTGAAACACAACAAGGAAACACAAACAATGTCTGAACAAAATGTTCAAGAGCAAGTTGCTTCTGTTGAAGAATTAACTGCTCAACTGGCAACAGCCAAAACTGATAAGCAATCACTAGAAGCTCAAGTAGCTAAACTACAAGGTGACTTATCTAAAGTTCAATCTGATTTATCTGCTTCTGTTTTAGCTAAAGAACATGCTGAAGCTGAGTTAACTAAATTTAAAGCTGATGCTGCTCACAATGCTCGTGTAGAACAATTAGCTGCTGTATTTGGTGCAGATTCAGAAAAACCTCAAATGTACGCAACAATGTTTGCATCATTAGATGCTGAAGCTTTTGGTAAAGTCGTTTCAGATTTTCAAGCATCTGTAAAAACCCAAGAACAATCTATGGAAGAGGTAGGTCATTCTGCTTCTGCATCAGCAATCGCTGAGACACCAGAAGAAATGCTTCTTAAACAAGCTCAAGCTCGTAAAGCAAAACAAAAAGCATAAGACAAAAGGAATAAAATAATATGTTAGTTACAAACCTACCTAATCAATATAACTACACAACTTGGGATGAAGTTTTCCAATCAGAGAATGGTCAACAAGTTGGTTGGGCACGTGAAACTGTATCACTTACTGGTACTGCTGGTATTTATCAAATTGGTACTTTAGTAATTCTAAGTGCTGACAATAAGACAATTACTATTCCAGCTAACCAAGCAGCTCTTGCAGCAGCAACGGCTGGTAAGATCGCAATTCTTGCTGGTAAAGAAATCAAAGGTGATTGCTCAAATGGTTTTGACCAAAATATTGTAGAGCTTAAAACTGGTTACTTAACAGAGCCTAAAGCTATTGTAGTTTTTGATGCTCGTAATGGCGGTGCAATTGGTGATGCGGAAATTAAATTCCCTTCTGATTCAAACGCTGCAAACAAAGAAGCAATCTTTACTCGTTTAAAAGTAGAGAACGGTTTCAAAGTTCTTAAACAAGCAGTTAAGGGGTAATTAGCTAACGCTAATCCCTATTATTAAAGAATAAATAGAAAGGAATTTATATAACATGGCACAAACAATTGTAAACCCATTAAACGGTTCACGCTTCATTGACGTAACAGAATCATTTGAGACAGTAGCATACCCTTATGGTGCTTTCTCTAAAACTGGTCTATATACAGTAGAACCTGTTACTCAACGTACTGTAATTGCAGACGTAACAATGACTGACTACGGTAAAATGTCAGGCTTCAACTCTGTTCGTGAGCGTGATGCTGACCGTACAGCTAAGACAGTTCAAAAAGCTGTTACTTTTGCTATCCCTCACATGAAACTCGTAGAGTCTATCACTTACGAAAACTTTGAAGGTCGTGTAGCAAACTTCAACGGTTTAACTGACGCTGAACGTGCTATCACAATCAATGATGAAACTCTTGATCGTTTAGAGCGTATGTCTTTAACTATGACTCAAAACCATGAGTATATGGCTGTAGAAGCTGCTAAAGGTGTTCTACGTGACCCTCGTGACGGTACTGCATACTTAGACATGGTAGCTAACTTAGGTGTTGTACGCTTAACTGAAACTCTTAATCTTACTAGTCCTACTCTTGATATCTTAGCTTGGGCTGTAGCTCTTAAAACTAAGATTCAACGTGCTAACAAAGTATCACCAGTAGTTCCAGTAGTTGACATTGTAGTTACTAACGCTGACTTACAAGCAATCTCTACTCACGCTTCAATCGCTCCTTTACGTGCTAACTTGATTACAGGTACAGGTCGTGCTGGTTTAGCTCTTGCTCAAGACTTACTTTACAGCGAAACTTCATTAATAGCTCACGGTGTTTCTCAAGTATTTGATCTTGGTAACGGTGTCCGTTTCATCACTTACCCTAACGTATTCACCCGTCAAGATGGTACTAATGTAGAAGTTACTACAGATGGTAAAGGCTTCACTGTTCTACGTGGTGTTCGTGGTTTGTATAAAGCTGTTGCAGCACCAGCTCCTTACTTCTCTCAGTTGGGTGCTAAAGGTTCTGAAACTTACGCTTGGCGTACTCCCATTCAACATGATCAACATTTTGAAGTTGGTTTAGAATCAAGTGTTGCTTACTACATGACTCAACCAGAGTTATCTGTAGATGTCACTATTACTAAATAATAGTTAATGTTTGGAGGGTGTGAAAGCCCTCCTTTCATACTCAAGTGATTAGTCTATGATCATTTAATTATGAAAGGATAAAATATGAAACAGTGTTCACCACTTAGTGTTGTAGACTTAGCAGAAGTAATCTTAGACCTACGTTTAGAGTATGGTGACACAGATGAATATTTCTATATTCTACAAGATAGTGATTATGCTCGTATAGTCCAAAAATACCACTGTATCGGCTATTCTACAATGAGTAGGACTGTTGGTATGGCTATAGCAATGAAGATGTCACATACAGCTCTGAGAGAGCGTGTAGGGCAAGAAGAAAGATATGGTAAAGAAGCATTCGATGCATTCATGTCATTACTCACTAAGAAGCTTAAAGACCCTGCTTTTGGTATGTTAGCACCACTAGCTTACTTCGGTGGTACATATCGTTGTGAGAGTGAATACTACGCTAAATCAAATGAGTTTACTTGGCAACCATTCTATAGAGGTTCTGAAACTAATGTCCCTATGTGGAAAGGTAGAAGAATTTACAAAGTGAATGGTCAAGATATTGTAGAACCTTATGAAGATAAACAAGGTTTAGGTAATGACTTAGGTGCTACAGGTGTTGTTGATTTCTACTTACCTGAGAATGAAATTCAGAATAGCAATTCACCTTAATTGAGAGACAAGTTTAAATGGTAACATCTAAGAAAGTATTGAGACAACAAGCTCAAGGTGTTTTTGTTAATCTTGATATCGACTTCGATGATTCATACTTAAAGCGTATTAAGAAAGCTTGTAATAAAGGTAACGTAAGACATATTAGGTTTGGTTGGATTGATAAAAAGAAATATCCATCAGGACATAAGAACGAAGGAACATATATTGCTTCTGTAGCGTATTGGCAAGAGTTTGGAACAATGGGAGAGAATGGTGTTCACATTCCTCCACGTCCTTACTTTAGACAGCTTGTAAATAAGGTTAAATTTAGCTACAACGAAGAAATTAAAAAGTATTTCCAAAGTCTTTGTACAGGGTTGGTAGACAATATCACTCTTATCTCTTTAGCTACAGAAATTACTAAAGACTATAATGAAGTTGTATTATCACAATCTAATAAGAAACTTTCTCCTATAACAATTAGAATAAAAGGTCATACTTACCAACTAGATGATACAGGTGTAATGCTTACTTCATTTAAAGCTAAAGTATTTCAACAAAGTTTTGAAAACATTAAAGGGAGTAAATAACCTTGTCAACAAACAGTCGAGTAAGACTTGGTAAAAGACCTTACACAATTATAAGAGATGTTGGTGGTGGTGATTGGGTTGAAGGGAATTACGTTCCAGCACAAAAACAAGAAATTACAATTGTTGCAAATGTTCAACCAAACTTCCCACAATACTTAACAAAACTATTACCTGAAGGTAAACGAGAAAAAGAAGCTGTATGGTTCTCTAGTGATAATTGGTTATATACAACAAGAACAGGTGATACGCCTTTAGAAGCTGATTTACTAAAATATAGAGATGCTCTTTGGGAAGTGTTAGTTGTAAGACCTTTTGGTAACTTTGGTACTCACTGTGAATGTGTTGCAGTAAAACTAGACAAAGATGATACTAATAGAGTTACAGGTAAAGTTGAGAGGATTAGTTAATGATATTTGAAACGAATATCTACAAAGCACTATCTCCAATGATCGAACCAAAGTTTAAATTGTTCTTTGCTGATAAAGGATATCCTGAACCAAAACCTCCTTATTGTATGGTTAGCTTTATTGATAGTAGAAATATTGGTATGCCTTCTAAAACAACAAGTGTTAAGGGCATTAATCTAATTGAAAGTATTTCTCAAGTTAAAGAAGTTAATATTAGTTTGACATTTCAGTATTCCCCTAGAGATGAAACATTCCAAGAATACATAGAGGACTTTCATACAGGCTTAGGATTCTCTAACAGTGAGTGGTTGTTTGGTAGTAACAATATTGGTTTAGTATCTTATCAAGATATTCTTTATATGTTTACACCAATTGATAATACAACATCCTATCGTAGAGCAACAATAGATTTACTCCTACGCATTGAAAGAACAGTAACATCACAAACACCAATAATTAAAGAAGCTGTATTTCATGGTGATTTAGAGTCAACGGATTTTGACTATATCTATGATGCAGAAAACAACAAAAAGAAAGGTGCGTAATGGCAGAAAATGAAGTTAAGATTAATGATATTCCAGTAGCAACATCTGCCAGTTTTACAGACAATGATTTGTTTCTTATCGTAGATGATGGTGAAGCTAGACTATTACGAAGATCAACATTTCAAGCTTGGATGTTACAAAATGTTCAAGGTGAGAAAGGTGATACAGGGGCTACAGGATTAACAGGTCAGAATGGTGCTAATGGTAGAGATGGTATTAACGGTACTAATGGTTTATCAGCTTATCAAATTGCAGTTAGTAATGGTTTTATTGGTACAGAGCAACAATGGGTTGTATCTCTAAAAGGTGCTACAGGGGCAACTGGTGCTAGTGGAGCTAATGGTTGGACACCTTCTATTAGAACAGAAGTTAGAGGTACTGATGAGCTTGTTCTACGTATTATAGATTGGACAGGTGGTTCAGGTACAAAACCAGCAGTAGGTTATCTATCTTCAACAGGTATTGTAACAAATATTAGTAACGCTACAAACATTAGAGGTACACAAGGTATTCAAGGTGTAGCTGGTGAAGATGCTGCTCAAGCAACAAATATTGTTATCCAAGATGACCACTCAGTAATTGTTACATACAATAATTCAACAACCTTGCAATCAAATGTTCCTCCTAGACTCTTAGGTTGGGGAAGTTATAAAGATGGACAATACACAGATGCATCCCCTTTCACCATTTCAACAAACACCACAGTAATTATCCCTAACAACTCAGGCACTATCATCTCAAATGGTATGCCTAGTAATGTTACAACATTCTATGATAGCACGACACAAAAATGCTTAATGACAGACGTAAATGGCTTATATGCTGTGCGTATTAAGTTTAAGGTTGCTGCTTCAAATAGTGCTGATCGTATACAAATTGTATTTAGTAAGAATACTACAGAAAATCCTTATATTGAAGATAGAACACTTCGAGGTGACAATTTAATACAAGACATGAGCTTTAGCACATTTGTATATGGTGATACACCTTTATCTAGCAATGGTATGACAATCAGCTTAAAAACGTATTCAAGAGCTGTAAGTATTTATAACATCGAGTTTACGATTTCCAAGATAAATTAACAAAGGTGTGAAATATGACAATTGACATAGATTTTTCACCTATCAAAGTTGATATTCAAGTTGAAGATTTCCAAATACAAAGTGATGCTTTCTACACTGTAGGGTTTATCTCTGAGAGTGATACTGCTCCAAGAACACTAGAAGTTACTCAATTAAGTCAACTCTTAGATGCTGGCTATATGAGGGCAGGGAACGTATATAACTTCGTACACAGTGTATTTGCTCAAGGTAAGATGGGAAAGGTTGTTGTAAGAGCTAAGAGGTCAACAGAGACTTTTGAAGATGCTTACAAAGCTGATGACAACTCAACCTACTACTATGTTGTGATTGATAGTAAAGATATAGATGATGTTTTATCTTTCAATAACTCAATAGCTGAAGAACAATTCAAGTTGCAATTCTTTTCATCAACAGCAGATGTATCTACATTAATTCAAGGTAGGTCAAAACTTGTTTACTACTTCCAAGATGAGTTCTTCAAAGTTGATCTCCCTTACTCTGATGGTAAAGGTGTTTGGCAATGGGATAATACAAGTGGTGTTTCTTGGGATGACAATAGACTTGTTCAGTTTGAACCTTACGACATGTCTGTAGAGCTTGCTCAATCAAGATTATCTAATTATCCAGAAGCATCTTGGATTGGAAATTGTGGTTTCTATTTCCCTAGTAGAGTTCAATGGTTGCATAAGTTCTTAGCTAAAGTAACAACAACAAAAAGAATGAACCTCCCAAATTTATCTACTTCATCAGCATTAATCTACGGGAGAGATAAAGCAACGGTAGGTAGTGGTACAACGGCTGATGGAACAAAGATTGAATATAAAGTTATGAATGATTGGCTCATTTGGGCTATTCAAAGAAACCTATGGAAAATCTTATACACAAAAGAGAAAGTTCCTCAAACAAACTCTGGAAGCATTCTTATGGAGAATGGTCTTAAAGAGGTATTAGATGTTGCTGTAACAGAAAATCATTTCTCTGACTACAGAATAACAGAAGTAACACAAGATAGAAGAACAAATAAATTATCAATGAAGTTTTCTGCAACACTCGTACATACTATCTTAGGTGTGGATAAGGTTGAAGGAACAATATACAACTAACACAGGAATGAAAAATGTTAGAAATTAAAGATATTGTTAATGTGATTATCAACCGAGAGGTTGTATCCAAAACAGTACGAGACCTTCAAACGATTGCAGTATTGACAGGTGAGAACCGATATACAGGTTATCGTAAATTCACTAGCGTAACAGCGATGTTATCAGATGGATTTGAAGCAACAGACAAAGCATATATTGCTGCACAACGAATCTTCTCTCAAAACCCACAAGTTAAAGAGATTGTTGTAGGTCAATTTGATGTTGCAACACAAACAAACTATGTAACAGCTATTCAAGACTTACAAGGTCAAACTAATGAATGGTTCTTCTTAGTTACAGATGCAACTACAGATGCAGATAAACTTGCTATCGCTACTTATGTAGAAACACAAGATATTATCTATGTATTCAGTGATACTAACGCTGCCACTATTACAAATGCTACTACAGACATCTTCTCTAAGTTGAAAGCATTAAACTTCGTTAAGTCTTTTGGTATCCACTTTAAAGATACAGCAGTGTCAATGGGTGAAGCAGCTTGGGTAGGTCGTTTTGCATCAGCAGTTATTGGTTCAAATCTTTGGCTATATAAAACTTTAGCTGGCTTAGTTGCTGAAGGTTATACATCAACA